TCCTCAGCATATTCACTACAGAACTACAAAGGGTAAACGAAGATACCAGAAACTTTTAGATGAAGCAACGAAGTAGGAAAACTAAGTGGGCCTCTATAGACCCACTCGTTATTTTATCTTAATAAAACGTCCTGTTGAATCTGCTGTTCCTTCAGGTACAGGTTCTGTGTCTTCGTATTTATCAAATTCGTTATTGAGTTTAGTGATATAACGAACGACCTGCGGAATATTATTTTTTTCTGCGTTAAGTAATACTTTAGCTGCAAACTGTTGTACTTTCTTATCGCTATGTATAATGTCGTAAAGTTTAGCAAGTTTTTTTGTAGCATAAGTAGCGCCAGCTCCAGCTGCAATAGATGTAGTTGAGAATGGTAGTTTACCGAACATTAAATATACAAATGGGTTGCTCTTTCCTGATGATAAAGCTGTATCTATAGCAGATGTTACTATATTAGAACTATTAAGTACTCCATGAAGATTATCTGCCAGGTCTAATATTTCACCAAAGTTACCACTTTTGCCTGCAACGCTTTTCAATGTTCCATTAACTTGTTCAATCATTTTATGAAGTTCGCTACGAGCTAAAGCATACTTCTTAGGATCTTTATTCAAAGAACCATATAATTCGTTCATTCCTCTTTTAAGATCCCATAATTCTTCAGCATTGATAGTAGGTTTACCAGTACCTGGAATTTTAATTTTATTTTTAGTAAACGTTGTCCAATCTGTTTTTGTTTTATATTGAGGTTCAACATTAGCTACGAGACCTTTAAGCTTGCTTGAGAATTCTTCGATATCTGATGATCCATTAAATTTGAGTCTTTTAAGACGTTCATAGTTATCGCTTATCCATTTATTAAAACTCTTAGCTCTATAACCGGCAATAGTATAACCAGCTATATCTTCTCGAGCGATATTATATATACTTGTAGTAGCATTTTTCAACATTCCTGGTAATTGCCATATTGGTTGTGCAAAATACACACCTAATTTTAATAGATCACCGCCCTTTTCAGGGTCATAGTTCATGTATTTAGCAATAGGTTTATATAGTTCTTTAGCAGAATTAGCTGCTACTGCTATAGGAGAACTTTTAAGTGCTGTTTTACCAATGTTTGTTAGAATATTACCCAATCCTCCAATAACAGAACCTGTAGCGCCGCCAAGAGCGCTACCTATTCCTCCTAATAATAGCGAACCTGAAACCATGGCGCCGAGATCTTCTGATGTTCCTTGTAGTATTCTTTCTAAGGCATTCTTTGGTTCTAAAGATTCCCCAGTAATATTCCTTATAAGAGATTTAGTAGGACTGTATGGTAGTTGTAATTCAGGAGATTCAGGCCTTTCTCCTTTTAGTTTCTCAACATAAGAAGTTATCTCAGGCGGAGCATTTTTCATTGAACCGAATCGTGCTAAATCCATTTCTCGCTCTTGTTCTACTTCTTGTTGTATCCCTGGTTCTATTGCTTTTTTCAATGGAGTAGCAGCAAGAGATAATAAATTTATCGGTGTATCAATTAACCCTTCAGCAAATCTTGCCAAGGTACCTGACAACACAGGATGTTTTTGATAAAATGGTTGCGATGGTTCCTGCATATAATCTTCTGGCAGTTCTGAAGCATCAGTATAACGTATAAAACGATTATCTTCTGGCATTAGAATTCCTTTGTTGTTTTAGTGGAAACCATTCACCATTTTTAACGACATAACTTTTACGATTTTTTGTATCGTAAATCTTATCTCCTTCTGTATATTCTTTCTGTACAACAGGGTCGTTTAAATCAGGAAGTTCCCAGGTACCTAAATGAGTTTTACGCATCTTAGATTCATATAACTTCCAGTAAGGTTCGAATTCCTTTTCAACCATACTAGAGAATCCTTTTGGAAGAAAATAATTGTTATTTGCCCGTATGCGGTCTGCTATTTTATATTTATCCAAAGGGATCTGAGCGAAATCTAAAAGATCTCTTACAATACGTGTCCTACCTTCTGGTGTATTAAGAAGTGTAGGGAATTTCTGCATATATTGTTGCAATTCCATATTGGATACTTTGCCACCGAATGTCTTACTTATTCCAGTCATAAACTCTTTAAGAACTTTATTATAGTTTTCATCTTCTGGTGTAAGTAAAACATTAGCATTTATCGCCTTTCCAATACTATGCTGTGTTAAAAAATTTACAGCTGATACCCAGTCAGGATCTGACAGATTCCCCGTTTCGATAAGATCTTCTAAAGCTTTATATTTTAGTATATTCGCATGGCCTTGATTATATTCTGTTAATAATTCGTTCCAATAAGGAGACTCTTGTTTATCGATAGCTAAAGTCATTTTATCAACATGTTGCCCTTCACGCTGCAATCTTCTTAATTGCTGTTCTCTCACGATATCTTCATGCTGAACATTATCTATATACTGCTTCATAAGAGTTTCAGATTGCTTTGGATCAAGACCTTGTACGTTAGGTGGATTCAATCTCTTCGATGATCCGAAATTACTTATATTATCTGAAGTAGGTTGCCCTAAAACTTTATTAAGACTAGTCTGCTGAGCAGGCTGTTGAATAATTCCTGTAGATGGTTCCGCTATAGGAGAACCTTGTCCTATAGGTTGCGTTTGCATATTCTCAGGAGTCTGATTTCTGTTGGCATATTGGTTCATATATTCTTGTAATGCTTGGTTATAACGTTCTATTTGAGGTCTTTTGAGTATATCTTTAAACGCAATCTCACCATATCGAGAATTAGCATATCGCCTTGCTTGCATAGGATCAGCCCCTGCTGCAACCATTGCTTGATAATCCTTTTCATCTTGCCTTTGTTTCATTGATTCTTGCAGTTGCATCATAAGTTGTTGCGCTTTCATCTGTGAAGCAAGTTGCAAGTTTTGTTGGAGATACGCATCAGCTACCGGTTTAACAGCCTCTGCGAGTCCCTGCGCCCAGTTCTTCTCAGGTTCTTCTCTAAATATATCCATGGTTTATCCTTATATTAAACCCAGTTAAATGGAGTTTTTGGTTGCAGCCCTGTACCTGATTGAGTATTTTCCGTATTACCTTGCAGACCTTGTAGCAATTTCAGTATCTTAGGCAATGAACCGAGTGCCGCCATAGGGTTTCCGGTATATATACCGACTGCCGCATTTATTAAAGCAGGTAATACCTGCATAAACTGGCTTTGTTGTGGTGGAGTGTAGCTATACTGGAACTGTGGTTGCATACCTTGGTTAAGCATACCCATTAACTGGTTCTGTCTGTTCCAATAGTTCTGATAACCCAGTTGTGCAAGATCGCTTTGATAACCACGCTGTGCTTGACCCATAGCATTCTCCATGGCACTGCTTGACCCCAGACCCATACCGCCGAGCTGAGCTGCCATGGTAGGCATCAATTCGTTCTTATAACGATCGGTAATAGCTCCTGCTATACGGTCTATATCAGGAGTCTGTTGCATTCCGGTCCAGGCAGTTTGTGCGGCATTCTGGGCTATAGCCTGTTGCCAAGGTGACATGGTAGGCAATTGGTTATAATATCCAGGTGTAGAAGAGAAGAAATTTCTTAAGCTGTCAGCTATCCCTGTAGATTGCTGAGGATTGTACTGTTGTACGTTGGTATTTATGTAAGGCATTTGGTACCCTTTTCTATAGTGATATCGATATCAGCCTTAAGTGTAAGAAAAGGAGTTCGATTATGCCAAGTTCAGAGATTACAGATCAAGGTAACTTTATAACAACGTTACCGAACTTCAATCTTGAAGGCATGGACATCAATAGTCCTGAGTTTAGGCAATTTATTGTTATTCTGACCAACACAGTTAATGATATTTGCATGGCTATCAACGACAAAGAAGCCGGATATTTCTCTACATATGAATTTTTAACAGGCAAAAGATTATATCCTGACCCTGCGTTGAATGCTTACACAGAAGAACAACCTTACAGGGCAGGAATATTCCGTAAATGCTTCAGGTACACAACACCATTACCTAATGCTGCCGCTGTTCCCGTAGCTCATGGCCTTGCTATGGATGCGAACTGGAAGGTCATTGACTTGTGGGGCACCACGTTCGACAGTACAGCTCATCAATGGCTTAAGTTGCCTTTTGCAGGTTCTGGAGCTGATGCAATAGATCTCTATGCAGACTTTACCCATATCTATATTAAGACCCAATCCAATAGAAATTCCTGTACATTTACTAATCTTGTCATTGAATATACCAAGTCTTAGTCGATAGGGTTATGTGTAGTTGGCATAGCATAGATGACCATAGCTTCCATAACGAATCCGTTGAATGCAGTTGCAAGATCTAACATCTCATCTTTGGAATAATACAGTGCTATAGCAACAGAATTGCCCTGTATATTCAGATATGCTGTACGCCATATACTGTCCTGAGTTTCAGGAATATATCCGACCTCGGTAGAGTAAAGTGGTATCTTAGAAGTTCCATAGAATGCATTATTAGCTATAGCATCTGTTATCACGTTTATGAAGCCATATGACGGCATACATCCAACTGTTATAACTCCATCAGGGTTTTGAGCTACAAGACATGCTATCTTGTTAATAGCTATACCTCTATTATCTTTGATGTAGAAGTTAAATGGCTTTGTAGCGAGTTCTATAGTAGATACGAGTTGAAGGGTTCCTCCGCCTTTATAGGTCCCTGTAATAGGCAGACTTCCCGGTTCAGGATATAAAAGGAGCGTATCTTTATCTACAGCAGTTACTCGTCGAATAGACATATTAATATTATTCAACCCGATACAATCGCTTATATAGACATAGGTTTCTGTACGAATATTATGGTCGATAACCGTGAACGTATTGGTAATATTATTATAGTTACTTATTGACAAAGACTGAGCGTTTCTTCCTATTGTAGGATCTACTAAAAATGTCCAACCTTGTTGATTGCCTGCTATCACCAGCCGTGGATGCTTCTGTAGCATAGGATCGTACCAACGTGCTGAAGATGTAGCCCATGTTTCGTCCATGGACGCCCATGTTCTCAGTGTCTGTTCTTCCCAGTGCCCAAAACAAGTAATGCTATCATCAAATACGGCCCACGATTGGTTTTTATAGTTATACAATAGAATCTTATTCGGGAACTTCTCTCCGTCTGCTATAGCGCCTATTGATTCGTTTACAGACCAGTATATTGTTTCTAGCTGATAATCACGCACTCCATAGAAATATGCAGTCTGATCTGTTTGATTGTACAGACGGTATATAAGATCAGGGATATCGTTATCTATACGCTCTACAACGTTACCATTGCTGGCATGGATCCCTGTAGCACCGATACCAATGCAGTTTTTATCAAGAAATACCATAGAGAACTGGCTATGAGCTCCAAGATCAGTATTGATAGAATGTGGCTGAAATGGCGCTATATCATTATTAGTAAATACAACTTGCCAGGTGCTGTTATTACAATACAGTAAGATTCTATCATTCAATATAGAAGCAGAAACTATAGCCTGTTTTGTAGGGAGATCGAGATATCCTGCTGTTTTAACAAGATCTGAGCGCCATGCATCATCATGCGTTGGATCGCCGAACCATGACCAGCGGATCCTGTTAGAATATACTTGTCCGTCTTCTATCGTATTGATTGCAAACAATCGGCCTTTATAGATAAGAAGAATTCTACAATTATCGAGATGTGGAGCTGCTGCCCCTCCTGGACCGAGTTCAGGCCAAAGATCATGCCATGTTCCGTTCCAGAATTGAATATGATCCTCTTCTACATTATTGGCTACGAACAAAGTATCTTGATAGAGATGAGTGTCATACCAGTTGCACCAGCTATAATAATCCTGGTCAGTCCCTGTCCACGTTTTAGTACCCAGACGGGTCCAACCCAGAGCTGTATCATATTGGTAGGCAAACTGTCTGTCGAAGGCAAATGTCTGGTTATTATTAGCTCCTTGGTGCTCATAGGTAGCAAAACCCAATACAGGCATAGCGGGGAAGAACCAGACACGCATACCAGGTAGCCCATTAAGAATAAAATCACCTGTTGTTGTGTCAAAGTTCCCGTAGTAAGGGTTCCAATGGACATCGGTATTCGGGTGAGAACCGGTTATTACATAGGCTCCTGTAGTGACATTAAACGTAGCTGTACCGGTACCTCCTGCACTCACACCCATAGGTTGCGGTCCCGGAACTTCTGATATAATAGTAAATATTGTTCCATTAACGACAAGGCTTTGCCCATAATGCCCCGTGACAGGAGCTACTCCGAAACAATTACCTGCTGCATCAGTACCATTGATAGGCGTTACATAGCTTTCATGGAGCATGTCGGCAAGTCCTGCTGTAGTTACATAGAATGGTACATAGTTAGTACCGTCTTCTAATAACATCATCTGCCCAACTTTGAACACGGCTCCAGGCCAAGTACCTGCCAGGTGTCCTGTAGCAGCGTCAAGATTGGAACTATATTGGATCTTAAGACGTGTATGATATTGTTGCAGCTCTTCAGCAATCGTTGTATTCATAGGGCGTGATCCCCATCTTTTACGGATGGTGCCACGCCAAGCGAATGCATTAATCATGGTAGAGAATGCATCTTCAGGTGTGGCCCACGCAGGCATGTCAGTCTTGAGACCTTTATTGTACGGACCTATAAGAAACCTGTCGTATGCCATATTATATCCCTATAGAAAACCATGTAAACGGTACATTATTTATATTGGAATTCGCAAAAAACCTATTCGGTGCGATTGAAGACAACCTTATAATTCCAAAAGTTGCGGGAGCTCCATCGAATCCACCTTGTGAAGCAAACACGTATGGCGTATTGGTATATAGAGGGAAACCTGGTTGGTTCAGGTTCACTTCTCTTTGACGCGGATCCGTCCACGAGAATCCATATTTAACAAGGAGACCACAAGGCAGATAGAACCAATTATAATGCAATGCGTCATGAGTAAACGCTTCATAAGGTCTCGCTTCAGTAATAGGCACAGGATCTCCTCCTGTACGTCTCCAATATAATTGTTGTAGTCCGGTCAAAGCGGAAACTTTATTGTACATTAAAAGAGTGGTTGCTACAGGATCATAATCAGGGCCATCGTTAAAAGTAACTTTTTTATGACCACCGGCATTTGGTGTGTTAAAAGATTGATGGTCTACTTCGAATATAGTAGCAATTGTATTAGTATTTTCACGTAAAGGCGGCTGAGATGCACTTACAACATCATCAGGTTTAGGTATATCCGCTGTATATGGCATATTACACTCCTATAGCTATCCATGTAAATCTTACTGCAACACCACGCCGTGGATCGGGCCATGTTGTATACACTTTAAATGAGTCACGTTCTATATCATACGTGTATATCTGTGTTGCATAGAGATCGGTATTAACACGAGCGTCTTGACTGATATACACATAAGGTTTTTGGGTATAAGGATATTCTCCGGCAAGCGATACTGTTATAGAACGAGTTGCTCTATCTATTATTGTCGTATGGCCCATATAGACTATAAGCCCTGAAGGCAGTTTAAAACTATTATAGGAAGCATTAAAAGGCAAAAACACGCCACCAGGTTTGACAATCTTTGTCCAATTTACTGGATCTGATGCTACACGCTTGATAAAAAGATCAGGAGCTTTGCAATAAAGAAGAAGTGTAGTTCCAACAGCCTCAGGGTCTTCAGTTTGGTTTATCAAGGCAAGCAATTTATGGGTTCCTGAGTTGTCCTGATTAAAGTTACGATGATTAGATGCAAAAACCGTTGGGAATTCAACGCTATTTTCTCTCAGTTTCTTCTGTGATACACAAAGTCTATCTTGGCTTTTGGGTTCATTTCTATAGTACGTCATAACGACTCCTAATAATCCATGAAATTACTATTCCATGGATACCTTGTGATCATCCGTGGTGCTACATAGATTGTCGAAGTTCTTTGTTGGCTTAACTGCCACGTAAGCTTACGTGTACAGAGTTCCTCTTGTTCTTGAAACTGAGGCTCAAGCAATGCAGCAGAATCGTTGTCAAGATCATCTTGGAATATCTTACGTGCTGCTCCTATAGCTATATATTGCCACCACTGATCAACTTCTGTTGTGCTCCCATCTACCATCAAGGTAGGTTGTATCGTTGCGTTAAACTCAACCTCGTACACCTTATCTGGAATAGGTCGTAGTGTTATCGTATCCCCATAGAATAGCATTGAACGTGGTTGTGATGCTGTATATGGTACATAGGATATAACTATAGGGGTGCCAGAAGTCGGTGGGAATGGAAATGACAAGGTATAATCACCTTTTACATAGTCTATAAGTCCGTATCCTACAGTTGCTGTATCGCTCGGGACAAACAGTCCATACGTCCTTATAAGGCCGTTAAGATTTTCAGGTCTATCGAAGTAACCCATTTTAGTGATATTACCTACGTCTATATACTGTGCAGATACAACCATGCTTCCTTGTACAATAGGTGCATTACCAAGTACCCCTGTATATACAGTAGTAGCTCCATCGCCTAAAGCTATCTGTGTTTGATACTTGCTTTGGGTATAGTACCCGTAGAACTCAGAACGATCTTGGCTATAATAAGCTCGTTGTCCATGTATAAACACAGGGCCATCAACGCTGACGATACGATCTTTAAAGTTGTACATAATATCGTCTTCGTCTGTAGTTGAACCGTATTGCCCTACATAGGGACTGGTGAGGAATTTAAAAGTCCTTTTCAGGTGAAATACTTGGTCTCTATAAGGCATATCATATAACACAAACGTATTAATATAGTTATCTATAGTAGCATCTGACATTTGCATTGGTGTCTTACGCCGTGACAAGATGCGTACTTTTTGTCTGATTTCTGCTAGAGTAGCCATAGTTCACCCTTTTCAGTGGCCGGGTAGTGATAAAGACTACTCGGCTACTGCCTTCATAAAGGACTGTATTTCATCTTTTTGAGCATTTTTCAACGAGAATTCCATAGATACAAAGTCATAGCGTGCTACGATTTTACCCACGATCTTTGAAGGTTTGCCGTCAGCACCTATATGGTTCTTATCGACTTTATAGCGTCCTGACTCTGAAGCAAGGTGATTCGCTACAGCTAACGGTAGATCATATTCATGACCATCTATAAGCTCGTAGGTCTCTACAGGGTCATTCGCATATTTTCTGAAACTGAATTTTAACGTAGCTCCCGGACGTTCATAAAACATGAATTTTCCATGTACTTTCTCACGATCTTGGTCTCTCAAGTAATCAAGATTCTTAGCTCTTTTAGTATTTTGTGCCATATATTCTCCCTGATTTGCGGGGCGGATTTAACCGCCCCTCTATGATCTAAAGATTTGGTGATTTCTCTGCATACCAATACATAAAGTCACCATTTTGTCCGCATGGAGCTATGAGGTCTGTAGGACCGCTAAGCAACATTCCGACAAACCCTTTGTTTTCTACAGCGCCGTCGAATACTCTTAAATTAGGGAGTGATCCATCAGCGCCATAAGGAACAACGGTTGGCAATTGATAAGGAAGATCAGCAACCAAAGGCCATCTGAATGCAGTGAACGCAGTCGTATCAACATTTATGGTGAACGTCTGAGCTGTTACTGCTACGATAATCGCATCATAGTTATCGAGTTGTACCATGCCACTTGTTACAGGGACATGCATACGTACACGTTGACCTACTTTATAGCCATGTATAACTGAGGTTGTACATACAGCTTGAGCAGCCTGTGTAATATTGATAACAGTGCGTGTTTCAGGGTACCACATAGGGTTCCAATCGTATGATACGATACGGAACGATCCTGCACCACCGAGTGGTAATGCTGTACCATGTGTTCCTAAAGTCATTGTACGGGCGCCGTAGTTAACTGCGGTAACTGTATAGTCGATACCACGAATACTTGGTGGCAATGCAGCACCTGCGAGCCTGATGACTGTTCTATTAGGTATAACACGAGCAAGACCTGCAAGATCAGCTGCTACGTTTGCTACAGTAATAACAGGGTTAACAGCTGCGGTTGTTCCTGTGATGTTATATGCATTGCTTACATTCTGCTTGGTAGTATCTAAGAAGGTCATACCTGGCTTAGGACCACCAGCTATTGACGCAAGACGAGCCATTGCAACAACAGGTGTTGCGGAGTAATAGGTTACAAACCCGTCATTGTCGCCTAGTGCTGGATACCATTCGTAAATAGCCCCTTTACCGTTTGTGCGTTCATTTAGCGCAGTACCATTTACAAGCTTGAAATAATCTACACCGTGACCAACTGGGATGATACGGGAAGTACCGTCAGAAATAAATGTGCCACGAGAACTCATTGGATATATCATGATGTCTCCTTTATAAGCTCAATGTGCAAGATTGACG